TCAAGGCCAGTGACCGCCGTGGGGAACGTCGCGCCAGATGCTGCCATCGTCTTGACGATCACGTCAGCGCCAGGCACCCCAGCAACAACTTTCGCCGCCAAGATGTACAGCGTGTCCGCCGTCACGTCATAGCCTGAAAGCGTGACGCCAACCTCGTCTGAATTGGTAACAGTTACCACCGGCGCAGATGGAGGGTTGTTCGGGGCCGCAGACGCAGTTTCGTCAGGCGCATAAATATCGCCGGTCGCTGTCGGGTTGGTCGGGGCAGTTGATGGCTTGAAAATGATCGCCCACGTATGCGATCGAGCATCAGGTGCTCCGCCATACGGATCGGCAGATGTCCACGTTCCGCCCGTAGTCGATGCAGCGCCTGAAGTCTTGTACCCCAGCGCACTTGAAACGCCACCGTTGGCAGTCGGCACGAAGTCGGAAATCTGGTCTGTCGCGGTGAACCCGCCACTGTGCGTAAACGTCCGGTAGAACTCCGCAATGACGAAGTTCAGGTAGATCGAACTTGCGGCCGTGCCCGTGATCGCAGCAACCGTACTATCAGCAACGCCCCCAGCAGTGACTTCAGTGCCGGATGCAGACACCACATCGAACTGCGCGTCAGTCAGGACGATCGAGAATGCATGCCCCTCATTGGACGTGGAGAACGTCCCGTTGACCGACCCAGCAGCAGCGCCACTCGGGAACGCTTTGTAGTAGATCGCGCCAGCCGTCGGGGCAAGTGAGTGACCCTCGTTGTTCACCTTGACGGTCCAGTCGCCCGGCATCGTCACCGGGTACGTCTTCCTGTTCATCGTGATGAACACCACCACCACCTGACCCGCCCCGACTGCAGCGTAGTTGATGGGCCACGTAGTTCCCGATAGCGTCGGGGACTTGGTAATGGTGCCGACGACGCTTGTCATACTGTCAGGATGTTCCCGTCATTGGTGCCGATCTGAATCGTGTTGTTGGTCATCACGTAAGCCCAACCGATCTTCTTGCCATGTAGACCATTGACCAACAAGTCATGTTTTGCACGGAATTGCGTCGTGAACCATGGCACATGCCCGCCCCAATTCCCAGACGCGCCACGGTCCATCGACCAACTATTGCAGGACACGTATCCGTAGATCGCGCACAGCGCGTACTGCCATCCGTAGATATTCGAGGCAAGTGTCACGTCAAACGACGCCCCATCAGGGATCAACGCGCCTTCTGTCATGTACTTCGGCAGGCTCCCTTTCCCCATGGCGTTCATTGACGCCTGAACCTTGCGGAAGTAGATCGACATCGACAGTGCGGTCGTACCGTAACTGCTGTAGATGTGATGGCCGAACCCTTGAATATGGTCCTTTGCTTGTCCGCCTGCGCCGTCACTGGCCGCCGCCAGTTCTGCCCAGTTGTCGAACCCGACGTCAGGATTCGTGTAGTCCCAGTTCACCATCCCCGGCCACAGGATCTTGCACGAATGTCCAGACTCAATCCGGGCCTCATTGCACTCGCGCATCACACGAGCCATTTGCTCTTTCGTGCCCTGCCAATAACCGGTCGGGTAAATCTCGTACTCGTTCCATGACTCAAACGTCGCCAGCGTCGAGTCATGATCCATGATCGATCGAGCGAATGTCTTCGCGGCCCCGGCAACCGGGGGCACATTCCCTTTGTCGCCGCCCGGATTGAATGTCGGCCAATAGGAATTGTTCGCGCTATACCCAGAGGTCGCCAATTCGTTTGGCGTCTGGAACAGCGTGTAGTTTCTGATCGCACCGAACGAATTGCCCCACGTCTTCCATGAGTCGTACCAGGTAAACCCTTCGCGAACAATCGCTGCCCACGTGCAGCCAATCCTCGCCAGCGATCCAATCGACTTGATCTGCATCGGAGGAACAGCGTCCATCGATCCAGTACCACCCTGATCGGCGAACGTTCCGTCTCCCGGTCTTGGGGTCGGATGGAAATGGAACTGCCCCCCGAAGAGCGTCGGAGAAACGACCACCGGCGTATTCGCCAGAGTCCACATCGTGACCGCAACGCCAGACGTGGGTGGCGTTGCGTAGATATCCGTACCCCCGCCTCCAACATCAAGCGTGCCCGGCGCGAGAATCCGCAGCGAACTCGTCTTGACTGCGACTCCAGCCTGAAGGTCACCGGAGAGCGTCCACTTGTCCCCCAATGGATTGTCAGCGGCCTTCGCAATAGGGATGACCAGCGCGACGCCACTGTCCGACGCCTTCACGATCTCGACCGTACACGTCCCGGTGACCGTCGCCGCAAGCCACGTCTCAGCAGGCTCGTTGAAAGCCGTCGGCAAGACGATGGTGTTCGACACGACATTTAATGAACCAACGATGGTGTCCTCGTACTTCAGGTCCACGCCGACGTAGATCCGGAAATACGGGTTTGCTCCGATCGCATCCCGAACAAGGCCAAGGTAAAAACCGCCCTGCGTACCGTCCGCCTCAAGCAGCGCAAGGGCCTTGTAGGTGTCGAGGGTCAGGCCGCGACTGGAAGCAACGCCGACCATGTTAAGCCTTCTGCGCCATGATTTCGCGAAGCCACGCCATGCCCTTCGCCGAGTCTCGCTCGACTGAGAATGGGTAGCTCATCGCCGTCTTCGGTTCAGGTCGGCTGTCCGTCAGTTCAACCCTCGGGGCGGACTGCTTGTACGTGGTCTGTCTGGCCCTCGCCAAGACCTCGACGTACTTGCGCCTGATCTCCTGCGGAGCGCCACGCAGCACCCACTGAGTAATCCCATTCACGCCAAGCGGAATCGCTTGTACCGCGTTCTCGTCATTCGAGTCGTGAACTCTGACAAGAACGTGTTCGTTCATGAACCGCTCAAGCTCGACGGCATCACCGTTCGTGATGTCAATCGACCCGACTTCAATGCCGCCGATTTCGTCCAGCTTCAGGGGCTCGTCTTTTGGAAGACTGTCGCCAGTCACATCCATCTTCGCCATCTCAACTTCCTCGAAAAAAGCCCCCGACCATCAGGCCGGGAGCAAGGTCACACAAGGAGACTTAAGCCGTGATCGGCTGCGGCGGAATGCCGAACAGATCGCGAAACGTGTAGGTCATGCCAGTGACGCCAGACATGTTGTTGGCACCGAACGTCCATGTGCTGACCAGCGTCGAACCAGCCTGCGCATAGAGGTATCCAACCGCAGCCATGCCGCCAGGCATCACCGGGAACTGAACGGCCGACAACTTGCCAGTCACGTCAGCGCCATTGACCAGCGGTCCCTGCACGACTTTCATCGCACCCGCCGTATCGAACGCATAGACGAAAATGCACGACTTGCCAGCGGTCAGGGGAACGAATGCCGCCCCGGTCGCTGCGTCGGTCGTGGGAGTCGCGCCGTCCGTGGCCGCTGCCGCTTGGTACATCCGACCGTTGATCGCGTAATTGGTCAGCGCGTTCGTGGTCGTGGTCGTGGTGCCGGCCACAAGGCCAGCCTTTGACACGCAGCAAGTGCCGCCTGCCAGTGCATTACTCAAAGTGGTGCTCATGATCAATCCTGGATGAGTGCAGCGACAGTCGCCGCGTAGTCTTCGTCGGTAACGCCATCGTCAGCGTCAAGCTTTGCGGCAACCGCCTGCAAGGCATCGAGAACGGCAGCAAGAGCAAACCGAAGTTCCCCCTTGCTCATGCTTCCGATGCCCATGGCGTTGATCCGCTTTTGCATTGATTCAGCCATGGGTTCCTCCTTAAGCCAGTGCTCGAACAGCGCACTCGCCACGCGCCATCCAGTTCTCGTTCAGACGAACCGTTGACGTGTAGAAGTTCGCGCCGACATAACCGAACTGGCCAAGCGGGTCAGCCTTGCTCGGAGTCGCCTCATGAACGACCGGACGAATCGCCGAGTGCCCTTTCAACGCGACATGGCCAAATGCATCTTCGCCAATCACGATGAACGGGTACACGTCGATGTTCGTCGCGCCAACCGACTTCATGCCAGTCGAACCGACCGCAGCGCCAGCCGCTTCGAACGGACGGAACAGCGGCGAAGAGATGAAGCGGAACTCTTCGACTGCGCCGATCTCACGCGGGTGAATCTTCTGGCTGGTGCCGTAACGCTCGACACGGGTGAAGTCCGGCAGATCACGGATGTCCGCAATCATGTCGGTGTGCGCGAACACGATGTATCCCGGCTCGATCGCTTTCGTGTCGTACTTCGCGCCCGGTGCAAGCATCGAAGTCACCCGCGTTGCGCGAGCATTCTCCATCGTGCGAGCAATCCGACGAAGCATGTTCAGATTGATCGGGCTGTTGATACCAGGACGTGTCGACCCATTTGCATAGTCGACAATCGTGCCGCCCTTGAGTACGCCGTAGCGGATCAACTCAGCGACTTCGGCCAGCGTCTTCGCAGTCAGTCGCACCATGTCGCCGGCAACGTCGTCGGCATACATGAGCTTGACTTTCGACGAGAACTTGAACAGCAGACCGTAATGCTGAAGGGTCGTCGAAACATCGGTGTAGCTGATGCTGTTCGCGTCAGGGTTGACGCCTTCCTGAAGCTGGAACCCGTTGACATCGATGTTCGGCGCACCGTTTGCACCCATGTTCCACGGGTTCAGACGACGCCAGACAATCGTGTCGGTCTCGTTCAGGGGCTGCTGTTCGGTCGTGCCGAACTGGCCAAGAACCTCGATGTTCTGCACTTCCTTGAGCATCTTGGTTGCGGCTTTCACCAGTACCCGCTGGGGTACGGTGCTATAGGCTTGCATGTCTGCCATAATTTTTCCTATCTACGCTTTTCTTCTTGATCGGCGTAGTAATTGAATAGTTGCTCTTCGCTCATATCGTCCAGAGAGACGATGGCGCGTCGTGGGGTTGCCTGACCTCGAACCGGGCTGACG